GGGGCTACTTGCAGTCATTTTATCTTGAATAAGTTTTAGATCGCCAGTTTCATCTTCATCTATAATTTCAAGAAATACATCTCTATCCTGATCTAAAAATGCAAAATTTATACCCAGCTCAGCCGAAACAGCTAATTCTCCGCCAGTTTCTAAATAGTCTTCAAAAGTAGGACTGTCAGTAGCTGCACCTGTTGTAAATTTTTGAATACCATCTGCAATAAAACCATCAGCATTTGGTTGCCAAACGTCAGAGTTATAGGTTTCCCCCCATGCTTTTTCAGCATCTTTAAAAGATTTATCATCTAATAAAGCACCCAAATAATCATCTAAGTCTGGAACAATTTTTAAATATCCTCTATCTCTTAATAGTTCAATTTTTTCTGCGGTCGAACCCGTATTTAAAATATCTTTTTGTCTGTTGATTTCATCTAACTCAGCTTGAAGATCTGGTGTAATACCACCGGCTAATCTTTTAACAGCTTTACTAATTTGTTGTTCTTCAACCGCAAGCTGTCCTACTAAAGCTTTAATACTCTGTGCATTAGCTTGAGCTTGTGGAGCAGTGCTATCTAAGTCAATACCCATTTGATTAGCTAACTCGATAGCAGATTGTGTAACTAATCCTTCCAAAGTTACTGCTTTACTATCAGCATCTGAAATACCTAAACTTCTTGCTGTTTCTCTAATTATTGCAGGATTACTCCCTTCTTCTACCAAAGCAGTAAGTAAATCTTGATATACTTCTCTTCTAATACGAGCCTTTTCGATTGCTAATCTATCTGGATCTGTAGCCGCAATACTATCATAGTTTGGTATATTTTCTAATTTAGTCTGAACAATCATATTTTGTTCTGTAATTTTTTGAGATAAAGGTAAGCGATTTAAAGTTTCTTCTCTTTGTGCTCTATCTTGTTCTTTTAAATCATCTCGAAACTCAGCAAGAGCTGACTCTCTTTTTTCTATTACCTCAAGTTCCATCTCTTCAACAAGATCAAAAAAGAATTCACCTTCTACTAAAAATGCATCATAAGCCGCATCAATGTCCGCATTACTCATAGTAGATCTATCAATCTTTAAAAGATCATCAAATGCACCAGAATTTTCAAGTTGCGTTTCGGTCCAGTTATCGGGAAGAGCCATTAATTCATGAGGCTGCATATTATTAAGTTGAGAACGAAGATCGAATTTAATTTGTCTTTCTAAATTTTTATTTAAAAGATCATTTCCGGCTTGAGCTTGTGAATTTTCCGCAGCAGTATATAAATCAAAAAGCGGAGTGCCTTCTACAACTTTACCTTTATACTTTAATAATAAATCTTTAACTGCTGTAAATGAATTTCTCTGTGTTCTTGCAGCTGCTAAAGCATTTTTAAACTCTTCTGCTTCTTCATTATTAAAATCAATATTAGCTTTTAATGCTAAATCTTGTATAAGTCTATTAGCTCTACGTTTTGCAGGAGCAGTAAACTTAGGAAGGAGATTATTAATACGATTTCTTTTAACAGTAAAGTTATAAGATGGATCGTCAATAAATCTATAATCTGAAGCTATACTAGGATCTCGTAACTCTTCATCTAATTTATTGTATTCATCAGAACCAACTTTAACATAGTTACTTGTTCCATTTGTATATTGAACTCTAACAAAGTTTTCATTTTCAATTTCAGTAATACGATCATTTTGTTTACGAGTACGATCATTGTAAAATTCTTGCATTGCCTTGAAGCCTTGAGTAAGACCTCCTGCAAGACCCTGCAACACTTGTAATCCACCACTAGGACCGGGAGTCATATTGCCAAACGATAGTTGAGAGGGACGATCCACAGGACCTTCTTGAGGTCTAATAAATAATTGCTGCTGACCTCCACCCTGAATACCGGGAGTAAATTGTTCACCAAATACACCGCCTCGTCCAGCAGTTGCTGCGTCCTTTGGTCGACCTTGCTTTTGTCTTTTTTGATCTAATTTTGGTATTATTTACTCCATTCTTGATCCTATATATGCACCACCAGCAGTTCCTATTGCACCTAACCATCCTGCAGTAATTGCAGATGAAGGATCTCCAGCAGGAGAAACACCCGGAATGAAAAGAGTGTTGCTCTGCATGTTTAAGTCTCTACTGTTTAAAACATTTTGGTATTGCGTTTGAGCGTTTCTATCAGCTGTATTTTTTTGTAACTGTAAATTACTATAACTTCGAATAGCATTTTGTTTGCTAAGTCTCATAAGAGCCAAAGCACTGCCACTAGTAGGACTCATATTCCTACCTGCAGCAACAGATTGTTGAGATGCAGAAGCTTGTGCAAAGGCACTAGCCAAAGCTCTAACCTGATTATTATATCCAGTTAAATTATCAGATAGTGTAGCCTGAAACTGTTTTGCTCCAGATTGTACCAGTTGTCTATTTTTAATTAATCGGTTTGCATTTTGTTGATTGATAATTGCATTTTGAGCATCAACTTCTAACTGACGTTGAAACTCTTGCTGTTGAAAAGCCATATCTTGGCGAGCCATTTGATCGGCTTGTTGATATCCACCTAAGATTGATTGAGTAACAGAGCCAACCATTTGGCCCATCATCATCATTGTCATTGGATCCATTTAGACTCTCCTTCCCCATTGCATTCTACCAGTACGACCAACTCTAGGTCTTTCAACTGGAGGACTTATATCATTATATCTCAATGCTCCAGACACACGACTGGGTAGCAATCCTTCAATTCGTTTATCAGACATCCACATTTCTACAGTTTCCTCATGTGCTTTTTGTCTACGTTTAGCAATTACATTATCAACATTAATATGTAGTCTTTCTTCCCAGTAATGACATGCTGCAGATAATACATCTACTCGGTCATCATGAGTAAGACTACCTCTAGATTCTGTAAGTCTAGTAATTTGTTTTTGATTTTTTTCGTCTCTAGCTGGCTTGGTATCAAATACCAATCTATGCTGTGCAAGCACAGGTTCTAATGCTGCCAGCATACGACGTTCCTTTTGACCAGTCACTCTATATTCTTCAATAGCAACTTGACCACAAACCTCAGACACCACGGGTCTGAGCAAAGAATTAAACATAGCATCGCCATAATTTGACTCAACTCGGATATGAGGGACATCATATTGATAGGCTAATTTAGCTATACGCATAAGTGCTGACCTATCATAGCCTCCTTCTAAACCCAAGAGTTCGTGAACAAAGATATAACCATTACTAAAACTAGCAATGCAAACACCAGTTTCATCTTTACCCCTACCTGAAGGGTCAATAAACATAATGCGATCTTGATATTCAACAAACTGATCTGAGATCCACATGGGTTCATAGTAACAGTCACCCGACATACCAAAGGATGGTACTTTCTTTAACGGTATACTGGTTGCCCATACGATCTTTTCGGGACAGAGATCAGGACTTAAATTTAACACAATAAAGTCTTGAAGCTTGAGTGGATACTTATCTTTATCCGCCAGACTTGTATCAAGCTTATAGTGGAGCGAGAACAGCGTAGGGCCGACTTTAGCCTCTCTCTCAGCCAGTACCTCCATTGAGAACCGCTCGGGCTGTGTGGGGCTTCCCGGCTCCGTATTAAGCTCTAAAATAAATGGGTTGACATCTTCTACTTCAGAGGCAATATCAGGGTTTGGCATGATGGCAGGAAACTTAGTTACGGGATAGCCAGATTTTAATTGATTATAAATAGAATCTTTAATCTGAGGCGTGCCTAGAAAAATAACTCTACCACCTACATTCCTAATCTGCTCAGCCTCAAGACATTTGTTTAATAACTTCTGTCTTGCCATAGCCGTTTCACAATTACCCTCAATTTCTACATCATCAAAGATAAGATATTCGGCATGAGAGCCCGTAATCTGGGCAGTAATACCACGAGCATAACAAGATTTATCTTGCCCAACTCTAGTTCTAGCTTCTACATTGAAACTAAAAGCATTATCAGTAGTATGATCTCCGGGTTTAAGATGCTCACAATACGGTACAAGATCTAAAATCTTTCGGGTCATGCTAATAAATTCTACAGCTTTATTACCTGTAGCTGATACAACCATGATAGTAGCATCTGCATCCTTGACAAGGAACCAAGAAGCAAGGCATGCAGTAATTACCGACTTACCAAATCCTCGACCAGCTTGTAGCTGCATATCTTTAGGACCATTCTGTAAAGCATCAGCCATAGCATATTGCACAGGCGTAGGTTCACCTAATCCCAGATATTTAAAACATGCCCATAGGTGATTCCTAAAGTCATTTTTCATTTCTGGGGGTATATTCATTAAAAGTGATCCTCAATATTTCTTAATCTGTTTTCGTGATCATCTACAATATGATGTAAGTTTTCTAAATTAGAATTAATTTTACCAAGTTCTTTTTGAATCTGCCATAAAAAATTAATAATTCCGGCTCCCACCACCAATTCAATAAAAACTATCTCTTGCATTTTAACCCACCTTTACCTGAAAGGGGGCTGAGTCAGCCATTGCTTGTTCTAAATTTTCAATAGCCTCTTGAGGTAAAAGATCTACGCTATCTTTGTGGTCATTTAAAACACCACGAACTACAGCATATAAACCCGGACCTCGTGTAACTGGATCATTTAAATCAGAAATCAATGCCTCAAACAGCATCTCCTGAAGTTGTTGAAGTTTGTTGTTCATCTTTAGCTCCTTGTAGCTTATTAAGCATTTCCTTACGTCTGGCACAGCCTCCGCACTTCTTTAGCTGCCCTCCGGTAACGCGATCAATGAAACCTTCAACCTTATCACCAATATTTTGTGGAGCTTCTTCCTTAGGTTCTGAATAAACTTCAGGTAATACTTCTCCAACATATTTATGTTCAATTGAAAAATTATCATTAACAATCACTCTAATATTATAAACTTTATTATCTTCTCTATCTTTAAACGTAATCATTGATACAGCTCTAGCCATATAATATCCTTTCTTAATCCAATGGAATAGTGTCCAGCCTAGCTAATGTAGGTGGTATAACTAATGTAGTAAAATCATCTGGTGGATCATTTTCAAATGGAATTTGATAATTACTATCATTAAATACTGTTCGCATACAACCTTCACATCCCTTAGTATACGGATCTTGTGCTTCAATAATAACACTGGACCATTCTGAATCTATACCCACTCTTTGAACTGAAGGAAGTGTAGACGGGCCTGTTTCAATAAAATTGACAGTATTAATAAATTCATACTTATCTCCTGATAATCCACCATCTGTATAGTTCTTACCATTACCAGCATAGTTATGACTAAAGTCACTAAAATCAATACCATTTTGAGATCCATTAAATTTAGTTTTTTTATTATTTGGAATTATAAAAGCAAGAGGGCTAGGACTAGTTAGAAAATGTAAATCTCTACAATTAAGAAGATTACTTGTAGTACATTCATCAGGAGATTCATATTTAGGACAATTTGTTTTCTTGGTTTCTAAATTACTACTACAATTTTTTTCTGCTTCATAGGCATTTATTTCTGCATCATTTCCACTTACACAAGGATGTGTTCCCGATTGATAAGAATGACTATTATTTCCTACACAATAACTTTGTAAAAAGAAAGGTAAGGATGAAATAGAATTACCATCTATTCCAGCAGATCCAAATGTAATTTTAGATTGATGAGTTTTACCCGGGAAACATCGCTTAGCACCATCAGTAGGATCTGTAACTGCATCTGATCTACCACCATCAGCTACAACAGCAGTTCTTTGTTGCGAGGGAAGAAATCCATTAACATTAAAACCGGCTGCTATTTCAACCTGAGGAGCCAGTGGGACAACAAGATCAATATTACTTCCTAATCTAGCAGCATCATTTGCAATAACGTCATTAATTCCTAAAACATTAGGTAAAGGATTTGAATTTTGATCTTTTGCATCAGCTGAATTACAGTAATAATTACTATATCGTAACATAGGAATAATCTGACCACTTTTAGTCATCCACCCAATACGACCATGATAAACTTTATTATCATGATCTAAACCAATACTTGGCGTGACAGGTTCATATTTGCCACTAATAACTGGTTTAACAGCAAATTCATCAAAAGCAAGACCACCATTTTGGGGAGTAACAGCACTACCACCAGTTTGATCACTGCATAAAGTAGTGGTATCGCATCTTGCCGGTTGAGCATCTAGCCATCCGGGTAAGATAGCTACTTCTAATGCATTAGTTGCTTCTTCTGTGGGAAAAACCGAAAGATGCAAACTATCACCAGTAATAGGACCACTACCAGTTGAAGTAATACTAACAGAATTTAACATATAATCAAAATCTAAAACAGTGCTTCCACCTGCAGGTCTTGAAATTTTTACATCGGTGCCGCATCCAGTTGTAACAGGTTCAAGATTATTATTTACCATTCTAACATTTCTAGTATACTCTGTATTAATTGTAACCGTTTCTATAGAAGCATTGGCTTTACGATGTTCATTAAAAATTGAAGTTCCGCAAGGAATATTATCAGCCAGAGGGTTATTGTAACA